AATGTATTGTTTGAAAATCTTGAAGAAATTATGACTTATAAGGAAGGTGGAACTCAATATATCAACAGGAAACTAAAACGCGGCGAGAATATAAGAATTTTTGAATATTAAAAAAGGCCCCTATCGGGGCCTCAGTAAGTGCGGGTTAGAGAGATCAGCCAGCCAGTTCTTGGAACCGAGCAAGAGAATCATCCATATCGTCCTCATCGTCCTCTGTGGACGCTTTAGAGCGGCTGTAAGAGGCTTCTAGCTCCTTTAGCATATCAGTTTCCTCAGAGGGATATTGACGCTCGATTTCTTCTTCTTGCTCTTGAGTGTTACTAGGGACCTTGGCACCCAGGACAAAATCAAGACGCTTTTGAAGTTCATCATCACTCTTAAACTTGTCGGAAGATATAAGTTCATCAAGAGAGTGTGCCTGCCTCCAGATTTTTTCTAGCTCTTCATCGTCACCATGTAGTACAGATGGGGTCTCAAAAAGACTTTCATCGTAATTAGGATAAGATTGACCACTTGCTTCTTTGACAGTCTTAACTTTGATTTTAAAGTTAGCACCAGTCCAGAGATCAAACGGATCAATAGCCTCATCTCCCTCAAACTCGGGTTTCATCGCGCTTTTGATTTTATCAAAAATCTTTTGACCGAAGCGATAAAGCATTACGGTTCCTTCTAATTCAGGATTTGAAGGATTTTTGATAACATAAACATTGCTATAGAAGCTGAGTTTACGTTTACGCTGTGTTACAATTTTTTTATTTGAATCAATTCCAGAATTATAAAGCACACTATTTGCACTACAAATAGGACATTGCTCACCAATAGTTGTTGGGCAATTTTCAATCAGCCATTTACCATTAACCTGGAAGCCATGATTATAAAGTTTTACAAACGCCTTATCTTCACCAGGAGGGGGCGGTAGAAAACGGACAACGGCAAGTCCGAGTCCAGATTTATCGCGCTCAACAGTGAAAATACGATCATCTTTCATAGATGAACTTCCGCCCATCTTTTCTGCTTCTTTAAGAAGTTTTTCGGTAAGGCTGCCTAGAGAAGATTGTTTTTTAAGTTGTTTAAAATCCATTTTGTTTTAATACGGTAGATAACGTTAAACTGGAAACTTTTTTGATGGGTTTACCAACCCATAGACAATTACATTTTTTGTCTAAGTTTTTGGATAGCAGTATCCTTATTATAGTCAAAAAATTGTCTATACTTATGTATCTTAGTTTTAATTAAATTTAAAACCGGATCATAAGAATCTGATAGCTTACTAGTAAAAGAAGTTAGATCATCAAGAACAACTAAAGTCTCTAATGAAATCTTTCCGGCTAAGTAAGATTTTATGCTTTTAGGGTGTCCTGATTTTGAAATAATTGCCTCAAATAAATGACAATTATCAGTCAATAAATTAAGGTCTTGCTCAAATAAGTAAGTAAAAGACTGAATCCTTCCTTTCCATTTTGTATAATTTTCATCCCCGGAGGACTTCATTTCACCAACCCACATCTTATTTGGATCAGATGTTTCTATAAAGTTAGAAACAAAGTATTCGATGATATCTTTTTTAGTTTTTTTTCTTGATAGTTTTTCAAAGAAATATCGGTCTTTTCTTTTATTAAAAGACTCGATATTTGATTTTACTTTACCGGAATATTTAAAGTAATCATAAGAAGGCTGAGTGAAATGCATCTTTATGGCCAGATACAATTCATAAACTTCAAAGGGAGACATTTTAAATAGGTAATTTACCCAGCGAAGTTTTCTTCAAAAAGTTTAATTCAGTTGCATTCCACTTAAGTTTTTCTTTAAGTGGTTTTGTAATTAATTTTGGAACTAGTTCCACATCAATATCATTTTCTTCACAGTATTCTATAATAGCCGTAATATAATTAAGTTCTGGCTTTTTGACAATTAAGTTCTCGATTTCTTGAGAAAATTTTTCAGGAGAATGAAATTTTTTTTCTAATTCTTTTTTTAATTCTTGTTTATAGTTAAATGTTTTCATGATCGGCCTTAAACTTTGCGATGTATTTTTGTAAGAGTTTTAAGTATTTCATAATGTCGGTTTCAATATATGTTTCTACTTCACCATTTTCACATGCCATTATGATAACTAATTGCCTTGCAGGAATTCCTGTCATCTCATAAAGCATTGCACTATATGCTGCTGCTTGGACAAAATACCCTTCTACCCATTCTATTGGTTTGGGTTTTTCGCTTGTTTTATAGTCAATAATACTCAATATATTATTATATTCTGCAATTGTATCACATGTTCCGGCGATTTCAAAATAGTCAGAATATAATGGAATTTCAACCCCGATTATATTATTAATTTTATTTAACTCTGGCTTAATAATATCAAACAAAAGTTTGGGGAGTGGAGCACTCTTTGGTAGGGCCTCATTACCTAAGTAATGTTCTACCAAAGAGTGCATATGCGTTCCTCTTGTTGTTGCGGCCTTTGTAATCCTATTGGCCTCTTCCTCTCCGACTCTTTGTCTCCATAATGCAAACTTTTCTTTACTATAATTTGAAGTAATTGTAGTAATAGAAATATAATTCTTGAGTTCTTCAGATTTTACTTTTTTATAAAAACGTTTTCCGTCTATATGGAATCTTTCTAACTTTGGAACTTCTATCGGTTTGTGTATAAACATTTTATTTGGCCCTGATCTTGGTGTAATTGTAGCATGGTCCCCTGGATTTGTCAAGAGGGTTCTGAGAATAATCCAAGATTGTGTTTTGCGACAATGTACTCTTTAACGAGGTTGCTCCTTACAATGTCATCGATACCAAAATTAATCGTCTCAAAAGACTCCATTTGTCCAAGAATTTTCAAGAACAATGCGGCCCCGTCTTTTTCTGATTTTTTTATAAGATCCGACTGGGCGATGTCACCACTGAAATGGATCTTACTGTCTACACCGACTCGTGTAATTATACTTTCTAATTCATGATAAGATAAATTTTGAAATTCATCCACAATTATAACGGCCTCGTCAATTGTCATCCCACGAATAAAACTCGTTGGCATAAAATAAAAACTCTTCTGGGCCTTTAGGTTCCCATAAAGCATCTCATACTTTTCGTCAGAATTAAAATCGAAAAGATTTTTGATCATATACTTATAAGGTACTTCAAATTCTGCAATTTTTTCGGAAATTGATCCAGGAAGAAATCCAATGTCGCGTGTTGCAACGGTGGATCTGACGACAATTACCCTTTTATAAGGAGTCGAGGGATCCAGGACTTCTTCTAGGGCCTTGTAAATTAACGAAAGGCTCTTGCCGGTTCCGGGGTATCCATGGGCCACGATGTTTTTGCCCTCATCATAGGCCGCGAAAAGTTTTTCTTGATTTTCTGTTAATGGTTGAAGTTCGACTAAGTGATCAAGGGTTATTAGTGGTGACTGGGATTTTTTCTTGTTTAGCGGGATATTTGCTTGTTGCCTGGATTTACGCGTTGCTCGTGATCTGGTCATAAAGTATCCATTTTAGCATTCATGCCGCCTGATTTTTTTGCCTTCTTTAAAATATGATTGAATGATGGATGTTTTTTATTCAGGACATCTTTCCATTCTCCAACTTCACCCAAACTTGCACATCCCATTTCCCAGTTTCGCTGAAAATCGGGATTCTCTTCTTTCCATTTTTCCCACTCCGCAATAGTCATACTGAGTTCTTTTGTCTCACCTGTGTTTTTGTTAATTACTGGATATAAGGGCATCATCAATCCTCCAAAGTTATACTAGGTGCGTCTTCGCATTCGACGCAATCAACGCACTCGTCCATTTCTGGATTATCGGCCAGAAATTCTGAAAGTTCTTCTTCGGTCAGAAAAATCTTAAAAACATGACCAGTCTCATGGTCTTTTATACAATAGGATTTCATAAGGTTTAAATTAAAATTGGGCAGATGTGATTTTATATATTTTACCATCCAACTCAATACGAGTATCCCTATCTACTAGCGCCTTTTGAAGCTGTTTACTCGCAACAGGATCTGCAAGAATTTTACGCATTATAGGCGAAAGAGGTAGTTTCATAAATTTTATGGGGCTAGTTTACCTTTATGTAGGCGTTTTTCTTCGTAATATTTCCAGACATTAGGAGCCCATTTCTCAAGAAGAGGCGCCATTTGGGCACAAAGAGCTTGAATTTCTAGTTGGGCGTCCATTTTTGCCCTAAGGTCCATAAAATGCAGAACAGACCTAAGGTTAAAGGATACTACAAAGTTTTGACGAATTGCTTGTGGGAGATAATCTCTGATGTGTTCCTCGGCCATTCCTTGTTCATAATAATCGGCGTATTCTACACACTCATCAAAAATACGTTTTAATTTACGTTGACGATGTTCTTCGGTCCAATCATATTTTTTGCCTTGGCGATTTGTATAATAACCAGCAGGGCGTACATAAAAAACGTCCTCAACAGGAAGTTCCCCTTTGGCAACTTTAACAACTCTATTGCCCGTATAACGATTCGATTGACAATCCCAAGAATTACCGATTCGATGAGTTCTTCCCTGCACCATTACACTGTGAACATAACCAGAAACAGAAAATGTGATTGCCGGATGTTCTATACAATTTCCAGAGACAATAGGCCTACGATTTTTCCTTACAAGCAATGCCCCAGTGCTAACCGTAGCACAATAAACTTTTCCAGTATAAGAAATTAATTTTTCTGTTCCTTTAGTTCTTCCTCTTTGATGAACCTCAAATCTGGCAATTGGATCTAAACTTGAAACATGTAATCTCCAGCAAGGTTTATGATTTTCGTGCCCTTCTCCTACATTTGGATGATTTAAAGTTACTGTTGCCGACATACCATTAAGATGACAAGCGGCCTGAACTAATTCTAGGGCTTCAAGATTTGTTGAATCATATGCCCAGGTTTTATTTTTTAAAGTCCCATCACTATTTTTAAGTCCGTCTAAAAAGGCGTCGAAAAGATATTTCGGTAACTTAAGAATAAAGTTAGGGCAAATTTTTTCATCAGTATTAGAGAAATTTTTAGAAATCCAGGTAGCAGTTTCACCTAGATCAATTGTAAATCTATCATCTTTCATTTCTCTTACTTCAAAACCTAATGATTTTAGGTATGCAATTTTTCTATGTCTCCTTAGTCTAAATTGTAAACACCTAGGTTGTTTGTTTTTACTACGGACTCCATCCCCAAAAAAGAATCCGGCTAATTTGAATATACTCACAAGATCATAATCTGTGGGACAGTCTATTGGAATTTTTCTGTCTTCATCACATAATTCCCCGGCCAGCCTATAGATTACTGGTTTACCGGCTAGTGAAGCCGCAGTTGAAAACCTCCAATTTTTATTCGTTCTCGATGAATAAACCATACGATGGTCTTGAGTAACCGCCAATGAGATTTTCTGGGATTCAATAGAATAAAGTTTATCGCCGGGTAGAAAGTCATATTTTTGCAGAGCCTCTGGATATTCAAATCTAATAGATCCAGTTTCTATATCCACTGCGGCTAATTTATCACTATAACCTACATCGGGCCATAGTTTCCATCCATTTTCTGTCATAACCTCAGTGTCTTCACTGTAGCATCCATAATGACCCTTATCATTAGCCAAAAGAGTTTCTACAATCCACTTTCCACACTTGTCAGGAGAAGGAATCTGTTGTTCATGAATAGGTGTTTCAGAATAATCGCACTTTGCCGCCTGGTATATAACCTGCTCGGGGATAGGATAGCACTGAAGAACCACAGTCTGTAAACGTGGATCTAATTCAAGAAGATCGGCTGCTTTTACTGGTCTCATAATCAATTTTCTTTACGTAGTTTTTTGAGTTTTTTAAATTCTTCTTTAATCATTTTATACGCCTCATCAGATGACAATTTATCGCCCATCTCTAGGCCAACAATAATTTCTACTCTATCAGAAAAGTTTCCTAGTCCTTTTTCAAAATCAGTTAAATCATACATCGATATTTCTCCATTTTACAGAAACATTTGGTAAATAATCATCAGGGTCTTCATAATACTCAGGTTCTTCATAATCATCTTTGGTTATAAGATCCCGAATATCAATAACATTTTTATTTTCAATCGGTAAAACTTCTTCATCAATAACTTCTAATTTTAATTGCTCAAGAAGAAGTTCTATATTTTTAATAATCAGTTTTATTCTTTCATTTTTCATCGGGGGATAAACTCCAAATTATAACTTTCTGGATGCAACTCCTGGATTATTTTATGGCATCCAATCACTGGATCAACCTCACTACATGTAAAAACATCCGCATAGGCTTCACCCTTTTCGGGAACAGTATGAATTGAAATGTGTGACTCGGCTAAAAGTAAAATAATTGTTACTCCCTGTGGTTCAAATTTATGATAAGATTTTTGTAAGATAGTAGCATTACAAAGAAGAGCCGAATCTGTAAGCAATCTCAAAAGAAACTCTAAATTATCTAGAAGTTCAAACTTGCACCCATACAGGTTTAAAATGTAGTGTTTTCCCATCATTCAACAGGAGGGTCAGCCTCGGCTTCTTTGATTAGATTGGTAATATATGTCTCAGTTTCATCCATGACCTGAATCTGATAAAGATTTGATTTCATAATTTTTTTTGCTTTTTTATATTTTTTAATGATATTGTTTATTTCTTGTTTATTTATTGAAAGTCTAAATTTATCGCTTTCACCAAAACCTATTGTCATCAGGAGTTCCTCTTTTTCTTTTCTTTTTTGTCCTGTTCTCCCCATAATTTAGGGTTAACATTACCATAACCAAAACGAATATCTTTTACATTTCGGAATTTGTCATAATACAAATCAAATAAATTAGAACGCTTACTGCATCTACATACATCCATAGAAACAATTCCATCAGAATTCTCATAAAAGACTAGATATGCATCTTTAGGAAGACTTTTATCTTTAGCCTGGGCCATCGTTGCATTAGAAAAAAGAAGCTGGCAATTATATTGTTTAGGTAAAGATAATTTTTCTTCTTCAGACCACATCACGACCGACCTCCCCACCTAATAAATGGGTATGCTTCTTTAATTAGATCAAAAGATAGTTTGTAGCGATCAGTGAGTTTTTTGTCTTTTACAAGACACATAATTTCGGCTTCTTTGGGATGAAGTCCCTCAAGCATTTGAATAAAAATAGTTTCCCTACGAATAGAACTTAATGTATTGTCCCCACCCTTAATGAAGTAATGGAACTTTGTGTATTCGTTTCTAAGTGTTGTTTTTAGATTGCCGCCAACAGCATCAACCATCTTATCGTCAATCTGTTTTTTAATCGCTTCTGAAAGGGAATCATTTCCCGGTGCAATATCGGGATTACTTGAATATGGAACATCTCCTTCTGGGATGATAGTAATCACTGAATCATCATAATTCCAGATAAAAAGACTAATCAGAGCATCATTTTGATACTTTTGAAGAACTTCAATTTTTTTAGCATTGGTTCTTTGGGAACACGCAAGCTCTAGAATTTCATGCTGAAACGGGTTAGGTGGTAATTCAACTTGTTTCGCCGTAGTCCTCGGCTTCTTCACCACAGTCTGTGTCATCGTAATAATCCTCCTCAATGTTTAATTTAGGTGTAAATCTCAGTGCAATAATTTCGTCTGGAATAATATTACCAGAACTATCTAGAAATTCGGGATGTATGAATGGTGGCTCTTCTTCTTTCTTATTAACATAAAAAGAGGCAATCCACCCAACAATCGCCCCGACTACAAAAAGCAATAATACTAAAATTACGCTAATGAAAATTGCTATCGCGTACATTTGTGTTCTCCTTAGATTTAGTTCCGGTTAAACTTACAGAAAACTGAAATCTCTTAGAAAACAAAGAAACAGATTTCTGTAAACTAAAATTAAAAATCGGTTCCTCCTTGTTATTATCGCTTTTTGAATCAAGCATCCAATTGAATCCTCGATTGCTTGTATTATTTAGGTTTGCGTCTACGTTTTTTTGCATTCTTTTCTTTAATGTATTCATCGCAGTCTGAAATGAATCCAAGAATATAATTCATAATCTTTCTGGCTTCTGGTTTTGAAAGATGTCCATATGCTTCTCTGAGTTGTTTGGCTTCATCAGTCTGACCACCTTCAATATACAATCTCAAATCTTCTGCAGTAGTTTTTATATTAATTGCTGTATTACTAGCCTTAAATTCTTGGGCATCAATTCGCCTTGCATTTATGGTCTTAAGATAAGAAAAAAAGTTCATGACAAATCTTTTTTCTTTAAAGGCCATATCTATGGCCATTTCAATATCACAAAAAACTTGATCCATTAAACCAATTTATTTTCTTTTAAATACTTCACTGTATCAACGCATCCACCTAGTCGCTTATCGTTAAGGATAACTTGAGGGAAAGTAGATCCTAGTCCAAATTCATCAATAAATTGCTGTCTGGTAAAATCTTCATCAAGATTATACACTACATGTTCAAAGTTGTATGAGTGCATAATTGCCTTAATTTTTTCACAATATGGACAACCAGTTTTAGAATAGATAGTAAATTTCACCCGTTTTGTTGCCTCCCTGCTTCTAAACGTCTTAATCTTTGCTCGGCTTCCCTTTTTTCTCGCTCATTTTCTCGGTCCACTCTTTCTTGCTCTAGCTGAGCAGCACGTTCCTCTCTTTCTTGTTTAGCTGTTAATGCTCTATCTTCCAAATCTTTCCTTTGCTTTTCTCTGGCCGCTAACTGCCTATCTAAAACACTAGAAGTTTGTTCTAAAAACTGGCTATACGTTTTCATCTCTAACAGTATTTTTGACTATTTAGAAATTTGTTGGCTCTAAAAATATCTCACCGGCTCCTTTACCAGAAAGAGTTCTTACAAGCAATTCCGAAAAACGCTCCATTTTATTGTAATGAACGGATGACACGTTGTCGTTAATGGCCCTCTTTAGGGCAGTAAGTTCTTCTTGCTCAGAATCGGTAAGATAATTGTTCATCAAAAAAATCCCCTAAAAATGTCGTTGCCGCCTTGTTTTTTAATAAAATTTTCTACCTGATCATTAATTTTATCCACTTTAATCAAATAATCAAGTTGAGAAATGATCTTAGAAATTGCATTAAGAGTTCCGGGGTTTTCATTTTTGGAGGCCCAGTACAAAGAATCCCTGAGAATTCCTTCGGCTTCCTTCAATTTGTCTTCAACTTTTTCACTTAGAGCCATTATTTCGTTCTCCTGTTTTTTGAATGTTTACTTGGTTTTTCTTAAGTCTGTTTCTTGTTATATATGTTTGTAAATGTTCTTTACACATAAAATAACAAACTTTTTCAATTCCCCTATCATTATGTAGTAATGTTATAGGAAACATTTCATGAAATGGAGGAATATCTAAATTCATTTCCTCCTCTTTGAGTTTAGTTTTTCTTTTCATTGAAATTACTTTTAAAATATTCGTTGTACCGAATAAATCTTGTGACAGAGGGAGTTACTCCTAAAGAATAACAACATTCACAGTAACTCAAAAACTCATACCATGGAGTAGTAGAATCTAGTCTATTCACAAGTAATATCAGAATGATACACCGAATCTTCTACATGTCTACAAAGTAATGCAGAAGCAAATTCAATGAAATAATCTAAATTAGACTGAATCTGATCCGGGTCACCTGAAAAGTTATTTGTCATTTTAGAAATCATTTCTTCTGTTGGAACTCGCGCCATGAGTAGCGTTAGGACAGCAATTAAATAGCACGCACTCCAATGCCCCGGTGAGACATTGGACATTGCCAAAATAGTCTCAAACGTATTGGGCAAATCATCAATCTTTTCTTCGTCCGCAGTATAAAAGGCTATTGCAGTCATACCACATGTCCAGATCATTTCAAATAAAAAGAAATTTTGTGTATCCGAATCCATCAACATAATTTCGTCTCTATTAGGAATTTCTCCTTTCCGTAAACATTCAAATATTGCTTCTGGAATATTGTCCAGTTCATAATCTTCCGGTATAGATTTTCCAAGATCATGTCTTTCCATAAGACACTGTAGAAATTCTATAGTAAAATCAGCAGACTCCTGACCATCTTTTTTTATATCATTAATCCTTGTTTGCAAGGAAGATAGATCAAATTTGTCATCCATAATCATTTAGAATCGTTTAGTTTTTGGTGGAGTTCTTTTGAAATTTTTTCATATTTCTTTTTCATAATAAAGTTAGTAATTGGGTTTTTAGGGTGCAGTCGGATCATCCAAATATACCGGTCGATAGTTAATTTGACTACCTTAAGAACCAAAAGAAAATAATCTGCCACATTTTTATCAATTAACATCATTGCAGCCAAGATGCAAAAAATAAAAAACAGACTGAAGTAATAAGAATTTATAAACATTAGTTTGGGCTCATATTATTTTTGATTCTTTTGGAACTTGGTTTTATTTTAGCAGGTGAATTCCGGGATTTGGTTTCTTGTGTGACAGTCGTTAAACTGTCCTGATGAACTTTGATAAACTTCCTACATTGAGGAATTGTTTTGAACACTTCTAGCTGTTGGCCACGATAAACAACCATCCATTGTTTTTTCCCAAACTTAAAAACCCCATAATTTCCACAATCAGAAATGAAGCCACCCATTATTTTTAATCTAGTTGTCTTATTTAGAAAGAAAGGGGCCTTGTGGCCCCTAAAAGTTAATGGGTTTCAGACAGATTATTGAAAATTGCTCCGAGCATATTATTAGAATGATTTATTTTTAATTATCAGGTTTAATTATCAGGTTTAATTATAGTATAACCTAATCCAGTTAAGTAGTCTATGGCGTTTTGTTCAGTTCCTCCCCAAACTATATTACTCATATTTTCTTGTCTAGTTACCCATCTAAGATTTTCAACTCGATTATCGTGTCTTACTCTATTAATATGGTCAACTTGTTCTTTTCCTTCTGGATTTGGTATAAAAGCTTCCGCTATGTATCGGTGAATAGCAACTTGACCTCTAGATCCGTGATTAAACACCATATATCCCTTATGATGTTTATATCCAACTTGTTTACAATGCTTTTTTCTTTCCACCCACACAGTACCATCTGGTCTGGGATGGTATATACAAGCATTTTTTCTTGGTCCACCACCCCTATTTGTTCCTTTTGGATTTCCAGTTCCCATTATTTTACCAAATAACTACCTATATTTATAATATACAGGTATTTGGTAATCAAAAGATTCCCGGAATAATCTGGCCACTAACCAAATAAGCCCCGAGCGCAGCTACCAGTGCAATTGTCGCCAGCCTACAATTGACTAATTCTGCGAATTGTGTAAAACCAAATTTGTTCATTTTAATTTTTCCAATAATGAAGGTGAACGTTTATGGGCACCGACCTGATGGATACGCTTTCTGCAGCGGGAGGCGTCGGTTATTTAAATCTGAGCCAGCACCTGGCAAGATCCCGGTTATTTATCAGAACCTGAAAGTTGTCTGAATTACACCACCGACCTCAGAGGCATTACCTCGCTGGCCAGCATCATTACTCACATAAAATACAGAAGGAGTAATGCTGATATTATCGGTTACTTGAACCTTATAGAAAACCTCAAGCATCAGGGCATCATCAAGATCTTCCGCATTTGCAGGTTGACCAACAGCAACACCAGCAGCGTTGCCAGCAACAAAAGCATCAGTCCACTGTAGACCAACAAACCAAGACTGGGAATCAGTCGCATCAGTAGTACCGGGGCGGCCACTTACGGCATTATAACCATAGCCAGCACTGATAGAGGGAATAGCCTGTGATTCTGAAGGTTGCCAATAAGCATTAACAGAAACCCCATTTGAGGATTGATTATCTAGTAGTGCCCCATTAGCCCCTCGGAAGCCGTTGTAGGTGCGTGGACGAGTGCCCTCAGTGCCATAACGATACCCAACACCAACACCCCAATTTGATGCCCTGTAGCCAAGCTGAGCCATTAGGTTTAGCGCCCCGTCAGAGTCAAATACCCCAGACTCAGTGCTATCGCCTTCCTGAGCAACATAATTTACTCCAGCGATAAAACCATTACTTTGATATTGAACCCCAACGCCAGCTCCAGTAGCCTTGTTATAAACGCCTGGGGCACCCGCTGTCGTAAAGAAGTCAAGAATCCCAGAGCGGTAAGCCGTAGGAATCCAGGCCATTTCGGTATTTCGTACCTTAGGACCAACCGTAACAGTTACTTCCTTGCTAACAGG